CTACTGTAGCAAACGACACAACCAATACTTTCACGGTACGTGCAACTGACTCATATAGTAAAATTGCAGACAGAACATTCTCTTTAACAATATTAGGAGAATTACAACCTAGTTTTACTACTACTAAAGGAAATATTTTAACTGTTGTAGACAGCACTTGGGTAGAATATCAATTACTTTATTCTAAACCAGTAGAACTTAGTTCAGTTAAAGTTACATTATATTCCGGATCTTTGCCCCCTGGGCTAGAGATGAATAATTTAGGATTAATTAGAGGTTATCCTAAACCACCAAAAACTTCTACTGGCATACCTATCAAACAAGCTTATAGTTTTACAGTAAAACTTGAAAATGATTTGGGTACAGCAATTCAAAGTTTTTCTATAACTGTTTTGAATAATTTACTAAACAAGTCAGCTAATTCTAGAAAACCACAAATCTTAAATAACAAACCATTGTCGTTTAATATTCCACCAAGCGATCCATACTATGGATATTATATTCCATATAACGACATACCTACAATAAAAAGCGGAAGTAATTTTACATTTAAAATCATAGGATACGATTTTGAAAATGATGATATAATTTATGAATTTATTAATTTACCTTATGGGTTGACTGCAAATTCTACTACAGGCTGGGTTACCGGTACTATTGTAATCAACGGAGAAGGCTTCAATAGTTATAATTTTTCTGTGCGTGTGAAAAAGAAAAACTTTCCAACCGCTATTAGTCAAATATATAATTTTTCTATCAAAGTAACAAACAACGTCAGTACAAAAGTTAATTGGGTTACAAATTATTATTTGGGAATCATAAACAATAATACTATCAGTGAATTAAAAATAAATGCTACTGCGTCACATTCGTTGCAATATAAATTAATTTCTGGCAATCTACCACCAAATTTAACGTTACTTGAAACCGGTGAGATAGCAGGAAAAGTAGCAAACGAAGTTAATACTACGTTAAGCAAATTTGGTAGCAATACAACTTTTAAATTTACAGTAGAAACATTTAGTCCTAACTATCCATTATTGAAAGATACACGTGAATTTACATTAATCGTGAAACAATATTATACTGTACCCACAGAAACAATGTATTTTAAAGCAACACCTAATTTTGCCGACAGAGCAATAATTAATTCTTTATTAACAGACACTAACTTAATACCAACTGAATACTTGTACAGACCAAATGACATTTATTTTGGTAAAACAAAAGAAATTAAATTTGTACAAGTTTATGGAATAAAAGCAAGCACTATAGAAAAATATATTTCTGCTATTAACAAAAATCATTATTGGAGACAAATTACCTTAGGCAATTTAAAAACTGCTATAGCAAAAGATGATTTTGGAAATGTACTTTATGAAGTTGTCTATAGTGAAGTAATAGATAACTTAGCTACTCCTTCAGGTGTAAGCGTATCAAAAGAAATCGCACTACCAAGAAGCATTGATACTACTAACGGTAACAATATTGATAGCAGAACAGATTTATATACTAGTTATGAAACAGATATGAATGCGTCAGTAAATTATTTTGCTGGTATGGGTTCAAATTTAGTAAACACCTTATACCCTGCAAGTTTTGATAACATGAGGAAACAAATTGCAAGTGTTTTAGAAGAAAATTACGATAGTAAACTATTACCAAGATGGATGTCAAGTCAACAAGCAAATGGTAGCATTTTAGGATTTCAACAAGCTTGGGTAATTTGTTATACTAAGCCAGGATATGCTGAAACAGTTAAGAACAATATAAACAATAATTGGGGTCACAAACTTAATGAAATATATTTCTTAATTGACCGTTACACTGTGGATAAGAGTTCTACGTTTGATTTTAATAATTACGTCTCACCGAAAAGTTGGGAGAAATTACCAAGCGCCAGCCCTCAACCTGATCCACTAGATTCACATGATTTTTACGTATTATTCCCGCAAAAAACAATTTTACCCAAGTAAATTGAATCATAAATACACTACGGAAATAACACTATGAGCCAAATAAACAGTAACAACATTGATGCAAACTATCCAATACCCGGTATTAACAATGACAGCCGAGGATTTAGAGATAATTTTAGTAGTATCAAAAATAACTTAACCACTGCAGGTACAGAAATTACTGACCTACAAAATAAAGCTATTGTTAAAACTGCACTAAACGGTGTCAATCTTAACAATGATATGGCTAATACATTAATAAGTAATGCACTGGTAAAAAGTTTTAGAGCAAGTACGTTTAACATAGGAACTGATATTAATACTTCTGGTTCAGATGTTAAATTAATAAATGTCAGTCAAGGTGACGTACAATATGGTACTATTACAGGTAATACTACTATTAATTTTGGTGGTTGGGCTCCAACTGGAACACAAAGTAATGTACAATTGATATTGACAATTGCAAACAGTCAAGCAACTATTAAATTTCCAGATACTACAATTGATAGTACAGGAAATATTGTTTCTGGTATGGGATTCAGTGCTAGAATTTTAGAAAACTATTCAAGTAATGCTAATCCCGCACCTAGTTCAGTTTACACTAATACGGTAAGTGTTCCCAAAGATGTAGTTAAATTGCAGTATATGATATCAACTGAAAATTGCGGAACTACATTAGAAATATCTCCTATTAGTAGAGGTCAAAAAACCTTTCAAGTAGGAACACGCACGCCAGGTGGAATTGGTGCAGTGGGCGACACTGCTGGTACTATATGCGGTGATGGAACATATTTGTACTACTGTGTAGGTAATTATGATGGATCCTCTATCATTTGGAAAAAAATATCACTAACTAGCATCTAATTAAATATATTGATGAATAATCATATTACTCATCCATTCTTAGATTTAAACGACTTATCCAAAAAATCATCGGAAGAAATACAAACTGCTATTACTAGTTTGTATCAAAAGATGACCTTTGCAAGTCGCATGAATAATCAACATATGGCTAACCAAATTCAAATGGTAATCAACAGCTATAACATTGAGTTAAAGAAACGTATGGATGAGATGTATAAAAAACAAAACATCGACCAACAGATAAACATATCCAATGACAGCAAGAATTAATAGTGCATTTGCATTTACAACCGGTGTATACTTCAGCAATGAATTTATATTGAACAACTATGAGATTGATGTAGACTTTAATGTTGAATCCGAAATCATACGTGAACAGAATATCGCACTAGAACGTATCAAATACTTTTTAAATCACTGTTTACAGAATTCAATTTTCATTTGTGAAGATGAAGATGAATCAATACAGAAGTATCTGGATGCTGATTTAAAAGTTTGCACACTACCTGAAGAACCATATGACCAAATTATTGGTATTATGCTTATTTCCAAACTAAATACCATCAATGAAGGCAGGTTAGTTGTAACTGATATTACTATATCGTCCAGCATGAGTGACGGAGTATGGTGTAAACATTCAATAGAAGAAAACTTAGGACCATTTAATAAACCAGGATGGTGGAATGATTCTACTATTAGAACAACTTCTGTAACCAAGAAAAACAAATCTAAAAAAATTGTAAAATTAATTAAAAATAATGTTACTTGGGAAGATTTGTATCTTGGTTGGGAAGAAACACCCATAACTCCTATTGTTACAGGTCCATCTAACGAAGTTATGTTTGCTAACTTTGACAATAAAACGGACAAATCATAATTTGACATTCGTTTTGTAATCTGTTACAATAGCAAAATGTATACAGATGAATTTGGTCAACAGATATTGTCACATGATGATATTTGTAATATCTACCTAACTGATCCAGAAGCACAACTTAAACGTGCTTTGGTTGATAAACCTATCATCTTTAATGAATCATTAGAAATTGTAAATAAACCACAATTCACCGTATACACTAAACCAAATCTATCTGTAAAAGAATTTGACACACAGAATCAAAACAAATGGTTCATGCCAAAAGAATATATTGATATGGATATTGCTAGATTTGTTCTTGACCAAACAAATGGATACGCTGAACTACAACGTGCTGGGCAAGAATTGATATTGTTCCAAGAACGTGGATTATTCCCGTTACTAAGATATCTTAAGTATTTGGTTGACACAATGAGAGCAAATAATGTAGTTTGGGGAGTAGGACGAGGTAGTAGTATCGCTAGTTTTGTATTATTTCTATTAGGTGTACACAGGATAAATAGTTTATACTATGACTTGTCAATTGACGAGTTTTTAAAATAAGGAGTAATAAAATGTCTAGAATGAGATCCGCAATCGGAAAAGAAATTGATATGGCAGCACTAGCCGGTAGATTTGAGCATGTAAGAGCCGCAGGTAACATGGGCGTAAATGCACGTGGTGATGTTATTGATGGAAAAAATCAGGTTATTTTGGATAATAACCAACGTATTAATTCGGTATACAATAAAACAGTATCCAACAAAGCTGACAGTCTCGGCATGGCAGACAAGTTACGTCAAGCAACAGCAGATGATACTTTTCCCGAAATTAAAAAATCTGAGCTAACACCTGATGAACCAATGTATGTTCCGCCACCAGTAGAAGAAGAAGAAGTAGATATTGTTACGCCAGAGGAAATGGAACTGCTAAATGATGATGAAGTAGCCGATGATTTTTCGGTCGATGACATTGTTAAAGTAGTTAGCCAAAAGCCTTGAAAATATACAATCTTTCACATATAATAAACACATGAGTAAATTAGCATTTGAAGCACATCAAGTTAAAGCAGTAAAACCTATCGGTAACGCAATCATTGTTACCGATATGAGTTTTGAATCACGTATTACATCAAGTGGAATTATTATTCCGGGTGATGATGGTAAGAGTTCAGGTATTAGACCACGATGGGCACAAGTCTATGCTGTTGGTCCAGAGCAAACTGATGTTAAAGTAGGTGAATGGATACTAATCAGTCATGGACGATGGACTAGAGGTATTGATATTGAAGATGAAACAGGTAAGAAAACAATTCGCAAAGTTGATCCTAACGATATCCTATTAGTTAGTGATGAACTTCCCAATGATGATACAATGAGTGATAAGGTATACTAATATGAAGTGGTTTGATAAATGGTTTTTAAAGAAGGTTCGCTGGGCAAACAACACTCCGCAAGAGAAAGATTATGATGACGGACCCAATCTTGCTATTACTGGTAGTAAAAGACAAAACAATGTTCGTCTTAATCCAGTAAGACATGATTCATCTGGTGAGTTAGAAAGTCGTGGCACTTGCTTCAATTTATATCCTGCTAATGGCGGGCATGTAGTTGAATTGCGTCACTATGATGAAAAATCAGACAGAATGAAAAACTCATTGCATATCGTACCCCATGAAAAAGACTTGGGCGAATCACTTAATCACATTATCACTTACGAAGCATTGAAACGATGAAGAACAATCTTTGGGTAGAAAAGTATCGCCCTACAACAGTAGAAGAATATGTTTTTGTTGACGCACGACAAAAGCAACAAGTAGAGGGTTGGATTAGTTCTGGTACTATCCCGCATCTATTGTTAAGCGGCGATCCCGGTACAGGAAAGACAACACTTGCAAAAGTATTGATACATCAATTGGATGTGCAAGAATACGATGTGTTAGAAATTAATGCGTCACGTGAAAACGGCATTGACAATATGCGTGATAAAATCAATGGCTTTGTACAAACAATGCCTTTTGGTAACTTCAAAGTCGTTCTATTAGATGAGGCAGATTATCTTACAGCGGCAGCACAAGCGGCATTGCGTAATGACATGGAAGCTTACGCGGGTACAGTTCGTTATATTCTAACTTGTAACTATCAGCACAAGATTATCCCTGCACTTAAGAGTCGTTGTCACGAATTCCATATCACTAAAACTGATATGACAGAGTTTACTGCAAGGGCGGCAACCGTATTGGTTACTGAAAACGTTCAATTTGATTTGGATACACTAGATAGTTATGTCCGTGCCACATATCCAGACTTGCGTAAGTGCTTAAATCAAGTTCAAGTTAACAGCAGTACAGGAACATTACTACCACCAGTAAGTATAGGTAATAGCGAAGATGAATTATTGCTTGAAGCCACTAGTTTGTTTAAGAGTGGTAAAGTAATCGAAGGTCGTCAGCAATTGTTACAACATTTAGCATTGTATCCTACACGT